CGGCTCGGAGATGGATAACTCCGACGAGCGCCAGGCGCGTCAGCCCTATCGGGATTCACTGGCCGGAACGGCGTCGGACGATAGCGCCCGGCTGGTGCTGTATGTCGAGAGCTACATCAACGTGGACTTCGACGGGGACGGCATTGCCGAACTGCGCCGGGTTTGCACGTTGGGGCCGGGCTACAAGATCGTGGGCAACGATCCGGTGGATGAGCGGCCTTTCGCCGATCTGCAATGTGATCCGGAGCCTCACGCCTTCTTTGGTGAATCCGTCGCGGATAAGGTGGTCGATATCCAAAAGGTGAAGACGCGGGTTCTGCGCGCTTCGCTGGATAGCCTGTCGCAGTCCGTGTTCCCGCGCACCGTGGTCGGTCGCGGCGGCAACATGGAAGATGCGATGAACACCGAGGTCGGGGCCATCCTCCGTGCAGAGGGTGATGCGTCGTCGGCCTACTATTTCGCAGCGGCGCCGTTCGTGGGCCGTGAGGCGTTCCCGATGCTGTCCTACATGGACGAGCTTCGCGAGGGTCGGACGGGTATGTCGAAGGTCTCGATGGGCCTAGACGCTCAAGCGTTGCAGAACACGACGGCCACGGCTGCCAACGGGCAGTTTAGCCGGTCGCAGGAGCGCATTGAGCTTATCGCGCGGGTGATGGCGTCGGGCGTCCGTCGCCTGTTCCGTGGCCTGCTGAAACTGACGGTTCAGAACCAACGGCAGCAGCGCATGGTCAAGCTGCGTAATCAGTGGGTGCCGGTCGATCCGCGCGCTTGGCGGGCCAACATGGACGTTGTGCCGAACGTGGCGCTGGGTGGCGGGACGAACGCTGAGAAGATGGCCCTGCTGACTATGGTTGCGGCCAAGCAAGAGCAAATCCTGACCACGGCGGGGCCGAACAACCCGCTGGTCACGATGAAGCAATATCACACGACGCTGTCCAAGATGCTGGAAGCGGGCGGCTTCAAAGACCCAGGCGCGTTCTTCACGGACCCAGACGGCGAGCAAGCGCAAGAGCGCATGGCGCAGATGGCACAAGATGAGCCGCCTGTTGATCCGAAGGTCGAGGAGGCCAAGGCTCGGATCGAGCTGGAAGCGGCCAAGATGCAGGCTCAAGCGCAGCGTGACGAGCAAAAGGCGGCGGGTGACCTCCAACTGGCCCGCGAGAAACACGCCCTTGAGATGCAGCAGCGCCGCGAAGAGCAGGCCGCCGATCTGGCCTTCAAGCGTGAACTGGCCAACGCGGAACTGAACCTCAAGCGCGAGGAAATGCAGATGGAGTTCGCCCTGAAAAGCGAGGCCAACCGCATGAACGCCGCACAATCGTATTCGATCAACGGCCCGGATCAGGGCGGGATAGCCGGATGAACATAGGCGACAAGGTTCTGGCCGAAGGTGTCATCACCCAGGTCTGTGACGGCTTTTGCGTGTTGCGCTTTAACCGCGTCGGCACTCAGGCCGTGACCCATCTGCGGGTGCCGAACGAGGCCCTGCACAGCCCGGTGGCGGCTGTTGTGGTCCCGGAAGCCCCCAAGCCTCGCCGGGTGGCCGTTGCTAACTGACGAACAGACCCAAGCGGTCCTCGACCGGGCATCTGACGCGCAGGCCCTTCTCGACAACGTCGGGGTGATGGACGGGCTGCGGCGGATGTCAGAGCGGATCATTGCAGACTGGCGCAACTCGGCCCGGTCGGCCCCTACCCTACGCGACGAGCAACACGCTCAAGTCGCCGCAATCGACGCCTTGGTCTCGCTCTGGAAGCGGGACATTGAGGACGCAGCCTTCCTACGCGCAAAGCTGGCCAAGCCCGCCAAGCGATAGGTCACCAGCCGTGACGGCCATTAGGCCAGCGGCGCACTCCAAGAGCTAAACATGAACGACTCCAGCACGGCGCAAGCCACTGGTGCGACGGTGGCTGACGCCGCCGAACGGATCGAAGGTCTGCTAGGCCCTGCCGACAGCGAGACTGACGAGACGCAGGAGGCCGTTGAGGCTTCCGACGCTGACGAGGAACCGGAGCAATCCGATCCCGAAGGCGAGTCCGACGAACAGGACGAACCAGACAAGGCCGACGAGCAGCCCGCGCTTCACACCGTCAAGATTGCCGGTGAAGAGGTTCAGGTGACGCTTGAGGAAGCCCTGAAAGGCTACTCCCGAGAGCAGGACTATACCCGCAAGACGCAAGCCCTCGCCGAGGAATCCAAGGCGGAAAAGGCGGCTATTGCGGCGGCGCGTGACGAGTATCTAAGCAAGCTCCAAACCGTCGAGAAAATCATCACGGCTAATCAGCCCCGTGTCGATCAATCCCTCCGTCACTCCAACCCCGCCGAATGGTCAGCCCAGATGCTTCAGCATCAACAGTGGGCCGAACAACGCCGGGCGGTGGAATCGGAGACTGGTCGCCTCAACGCTGAACGGTCGATGGAAGAAGCCCGCGAACGGGAAACCATCGCGTCGCGTGAAGCGGAAGCCCTCCTGGCAGCCCTGCCCGGATGGAAAGACCCCGCCACTGCAAAGGCTGAAACCGCCGCGCTTCGTGAATACGGCCATTCGATTGGCTTCACGGATGCGGAACTGGATGACGTTCTCGATCACAGAGCGGTCCGCGTCCTTCGGGATGCAATGGCCTATCGCGACCTGAAAGCCAAAACCGGCAAGGTTCGCTCGGCTGTCGAGTCAACGAAGGTCGCCAAACCCGGCGCGGCTTCTGCGGCTCCGTCCAAGGCTCAAGACCTCCAACGCGCCAAACAACGTCTCCGTCAATCAGGCTCCGTCAATGACGCTGAAGCCGCTATTCTAAGGATGCTAGGCTAATGGCCCAACCCGCTGACACTTTCGACCGCTACGACCTCATCGGCGTCCGTGAAGACCTCTCGGACGTTATCTCCAACATCAGCCCCACTGACACGCCGTTCATGTCGAATATCGGCAAGGCATCGTGTGATCAGACCCAGTTCGACTGGCAGACCGACAGCCTCGCCGCTGCCGCCGCTAACGCGACCATCGAAGGCGACGACACCGCCGCTCAAGCCGTCGTGGCAACGACCCGCTACGTCAACTACACTCAAATCTTCAAAAAGGCGTTCACCATCTCGGGGACCGCTGAACGGGTGAAGAAGGCGGGCCGCAAGTCGGAGATTGCCTATCAGACCGCCAAGCGCGGCAAGGAGATCAAACGCGACCAGGAACTGGCCCTTACCGGCACCAACGTCGCTGTGGCCGGTAACTCCACCACGGCCCGCGTGACCGCCTCGCTCGACACCTGGCTGTTCACCAACGATACCAACGGCACTTCCGGCACCGCCTATACCATCACGGGCGGCGTTCCGGTCACGGCTCGCACGGACGGCACGAACCGCGCATGGTCGGAAACCCTTCTCAAGGCCGCGCTGCTGCTGCAATACAACTCAGGCGGCGAAGTCTCGATGCTCATGGTCTCCCCGGCCAAGAAGCAAGAGACCTCGGCGTTTGCCGGTATCGCGGAAATCCGCTCTGCCGTTGCTGGCGCTCAACAGGCCACCATCATCGGTGCCGTTGACGTTTACGTCTCGGACTTCGGCAACCTGAACGTGGTTCCCAACCGCTTCATGCCGACCGACCTGGCGTATCTCATCGATCCGTCGCAGGCCAAGAAGCGCGTCCTGCGTCCCTACTTTGTGGAAGAGCTGGCCAAGACCGGCGACAGCCACAAGTATCACATGATCGAAGAGGCCGGTCTCGAAGTGACCAACGAGCAGGCTCATGCCGTGATCCGCGATCTGACCTGATCTACCGACGACTGAAGACTGAGAAGGGGGTGGCTTCGGCTGCCCCCTTTTTCATGGGGCAATGAATGTCTGAACGCCTTCTGGACTATGATCCCCTGACTGGGATCAGCCAACACATCGAAACCGACGAAATGACCGGCGTGTCCACCATTCGGACCTCGCAGGACATGACGGCGATCCTGGAACTCAACAAACTCCAGCGGGCGCACTTCTCCTCGGGCCGCGACAAGTGGGGCGACGGGTTCGACCATCGCACCAAGATGGCCACGCTGCCCCTGACGATCTGGGAAGACCTGAAGAAGCGCGGAATCCTGCCCGATCCGACGCGCGGCACTCCCGGATGCAAGAAAGCGTTTTCGCGCTGGCTCGACGAAAACTGGATGTTCAAGACGCGCGAGGGAACGATCTAAATGGCCCTTGATAGCTACACCAATCTCAAGACCGCCGTGGCCGACTGGCTCAACAAAACGGGCTTGTCCGGTGTGGACACGAAGGCCGCTGAGTTTATCGCCCTGGCTGAAACCCAGATGAACCGAGAGCTTGATGTGCGCGAGATGAGCGCATCGGCGACCTACACAATTTCTTCCGAAGAGATGGCGCTGCCGTGCGACTTTGCGGGCGTGAAATCCCTTCGCATTGACGGCAGCCCGGCTGTTCCGCTGGAATATGTGCCGGTTGAGGCGTTTGACAGCGCGTTCAGCACCGGCAAGCCAACCCGCTACGCCATCACGGATCGGCTGGTGTTCGATCCTGTCCCGGATGCGGAATATACGGTGCGGATGCGTTACCGAAAGCGCATCCCGGCCCTGTCGGCGCAATGCGCGACGAACTGGCTGCTGCGGAAGCATCCGGACGCCTATCTTTACGGCGCCCTGTCGCAAGCCCTGATCTATTTCCGCGACGATGAGCGCCAAGTGATCCGGGACGCCTATGCGTCGGCCTTGGATGCCATCGAAGAAGACGACAAGCGCACGGCCTATCCGTCCACCCTCAACGCTCGCTCCGGAAGGTCGTTCTAATGCCTGTATCGATCACTTATGACGGCGCTGCCCCCACGGTTGGCGCTGACGCTGACGTTTGGGGGACGGAACTCAACGTCGGTGCCTTGGCCAAGATCAAAGTCGATCTGGATGCGCTGGCAACATTGACGAACGCCGAAGAGACTGAGCAAACCACGACGGTTGGGCGAGTGACGACGGTTGAGACAAACTACGTCCACACGGGCGACATCAAGTTCGGCCTTTACTCGTCGGCCCCGGCTGGCTGGGTGAAGATGAATGGCGGGACCATCGGCAACGCATCGTCCGGGGCAACCCGCGCCAATGCCGACACGTCTGCGCTGTTTGCGGTCCTGTGGGCGCTGAACGCGACGGATTCGCCTATTCTTGACAGTGCGGGCGCGGGTTCATCCCGTGGCGCAAGCGCGGCTGCGGACTACGCGGCAAACAAGCGGCTG